CTAAAAGCTTTAGAGTCAAGCTTGGGAGTTGTTACAACGGCTTTAAAAGCAACGGGCTTATCAAGAACAAACTTTTATAAATGGCTTAAAGAGGATGAGGATTTTAAAGCGAAAGTTGAAGAGATAGAAAGCGTACAACAGGATTTTATTAAATCTAAATATTATGAATGCGTAAAAGATAAAGTTCCCGCTGTGGTAATTCATGCCGCTAAAACTAGATTAGGATGGAATGAAACTAATAGATTAGATGTAACTTCGGGCGATAAACCGATTAATATGCCAATAATAAAATTTGTAGATTCTGAAACTGAATAATAAATACCAGGCGCTTTTTGAATCGGATGCGCGGTATTTTATAATAACGGGCGGAAGAGGCTCTGGAAAATCTTTTGCTGTTACGGCATTCTTAACCTTGCTGACAATGACTAAAGGGATAAGAATACTTTTTACAAGGTTTACAATGGTATCGGCGCATCTTTCAATCATTCCAGAATTTTTAGAGAAAATAGGATTGCTGGGATTTGATAATATATTTAGCGTAAATAAAACAGAGGTGTTAAATACAAGCAATAATTCAGATATACTATTTAGAGGAATAAAAACATCAGCTGGTAATCAAACAGCTAGCCTAAAATCATTACAAGGAATAAGCTGCTGGGTATTAGACGAGGCAGAAGAGCTAATTGATGAAGATATATTTGATACAATAGATTTAAGCATTAGAGAAAAAAATACTCAAAACAGAATTATATTAATATTAAATCCAGTAACTAAAGAGCACTGGATATATAAAAGGTTTTTTGAGGATAAAGGCGTGGAGGCTGGTTTTAACGGTTCTAAAGGCAATATATGCTATATACATAGTACGTACCTAGACAATAAAGAAAACCTGTCTACGAGCTTCTTAGAGCGTATAAAGGCTATAAAGCTTAATAATGTTAAAAAGTATAAACATAAAATACTTGGGGGATGGTTAGATAAAGCTGAAGGGGTAGTATTTGAAAACTGGAGCTTTGGGGATTTTAATCCCGATGGCTTGCAGACATCTTGCGGAATGGATTTTGGCTTTAGCGTAGACCCCGATAGCTTAGTGGAAGTGGCAATTGATAAAAAGAAGCAAAGGATATATTTAAAAGAGCATATATACAAGAATGGTTTAAAGTCGCAAGAATTGTCTGCAATTATTTTAGATAAAGTAGCAGATAAATTAATAGTAGCGGATAGCGCAGAGCCTAGGCTTATAGCGGACTTAAAGCATCTGGGGGTTAATATAAAGCCTGTAAAAAAAGGAACTATTGAAAGCGGTATAACCAGGATGCAAGATTATCATTTAGTAGTAACTCCAGAATCAACCAATATAGCTAAAGAGCTGAATAATTATGTATACTCAGATAAATCTTCTAAATTATATCATGATTCTTTTAACCATGCTATTGATGCCGCGCGCTATAATATTATATATCATTTAGATAATCCAAATGCTGGAAGATATTTTGTGCAATAAAAAAACCCCCGCCAAGTATTACGACAAGAGATATTAAACGGGGGTTCTAACTAAAAATGAATCAAACTAATGACAAATATACGTTCTTAAACTAAATAATGCAAATTTCTATTAATATATATATGTATGAAAATAAAAATTAAAAAAAATAAAAAAGATAAAGAGTATAGATTAATTAATAGCTGGGATGAGGTAACGCTTGAAAAGTGGCTGCAATTAGTTGATTTGGATAGCGGGCTTAAAAGCCAGGAAGCGCAGAAGACAATAGAGGTTTTATCAACAATACCTTTAGATTTAATTAATCAATTGGAACTCAAGGATGTAGCTATCATAATGGGAAAGATAGCGGAGTTGCAAAAAGAAAAAAATAGTTCTTTAAAAAAGAAAATTGAAATAGAAGGGAAGGCTTATGGATTCCATCCAGATTTAGACTCTATTACTTTGGGAGAATGGGCGGACTTAGAAACTTATATTAAAGATAATATGAGAAATAATCTACCTAAAATAATGGCGATATTATATCGGCCAATTGTAGACGAAACTGAAACGGGAGTTTATACCATAGAGGCTTATGATGGCGATATTGCCATAAGGGCCGAGGAAATGAAAAAGATGAAAGCTGAGGAAGTGCAAGAAGCGCTGGTTTTTTTTTATCATTTCGTAATGGTATTGTTAATGACTTCGGAATCATATTTGATGGAACTGCAGAAGGAAATGATGATGCAATCGCCTCAAAATCCTTCAGCGAAAGATGGAGCTGGTTCGGTGTAATGTATAGGCTGGCAAATGCAGATATTTCTAATTTAGATAGGATTACTAAATTAAACTTAATAGATTGTCTAACTTGGCTTAGTTATGAAACCGATTTAGAATCTCAAAATAAAGTTAAAAATGGCAGTAAATAATAAAACATATAATAACGTAATAAATACTCTTTGCAGATTAGGAGAGTACCATAATCAAATAACAACTGTATCGGTTGGCGATATATTTGATATTAACCTGGAGAAACTTCAGAAGTTTCCTTTGCTGCATATAAATCCGATAAATGTATCTACTGGGGAAAGTGAATTAATATATAATTTTCAGCTTTTTGTATGCGACTTAGTATCAGAGAAAGAGGACTGGCAAACGTACCAGGCATCTCAATTAACAAAATTAATTAATCCTAAAAACAATGAGCAACAGGTATGGAATCAAACGTTAGAAATATGTACTGATTTTATTGGAATGCTGCGCCATAGTTCAAGGCAGTCGATGGCTGGAGTAAATAATATTAATTTTCCTTTATACTTTACTGAAGACCAATTTACGATTGAGCCATTCCAGGAGAGGTTCGATAATTTGCTATGCGGATGGAGCTTTACTTTAGGGATAAAAGTTATGAATGATTTTGATACTTGTACTATTCCTGTAACTGATGCGGGAGCTGGTTACTAATGTTTAAATTTAAAATATGGAAAATAGAAATACAATTAATACCGCCAAAAATAACAATAAGGCTATGAGCTATGAAGATGTATTAGTTAAATTAGAAGCTATAAGCATAAAGTTAAAGAGTTATAATGATTATCCAGTATCGGCTAGCAATAACGCAAAGAAGGTATTAAAATGGCGCGATAAATATGGGGATGAAGTTAAAGGAATGACTAGAGTTGGATGGACTAGAGCTAATCAGTTGGCAAAGAAAAAGCCAATATCCAGAGATACGATTGCAAGAATGGCATCTTTTAAAAGGCATGAAAAAAATGCAAAGATTAATCCAGAATATAAAGCAACCCCCTGGAAAGATAAAGGTTATGTAGCCTGGCTGGGATGGGGTGGTACTAGCGGTATAAATTGGGCGATAAATAAATTAAAACAAATAGATAATAAAAAGAAAAAATAATGGCAGATTTAACAGTAACAATTAACGAAGCGGTGGTTATAAACGGCTCTTTAAGAGGCTCATCAAATACTATTGTAACCTCTGGAGTAGTAGATACATTTGAAAGAACTGTAACTTGCGCTGCATCGCAAACTACAACAATAGCGACTTTTGCAACAACCCCTCATGCTTCAGCGGGAGCTTTAGATGTAGAAAATACAGCGTATGTAAGGCTTACTAATTTAAGCACAACAGATGCGGTATATTTAGCAGTAGTAGGAACAGCAACTAATTATACAGTAAAAATAAGACCAGGCGGCTCGCATATGCTTTTCAATGGAGAGGAAGTGATGGTTGCAGAGGCAGATACAAGCCCAGGCTTTGCAAGCTTTGAAGATTTGGCAAACGTACAAGCTAGGCCAGCTAGTAGTACGGCAGTACAAATGGAAATGTTCGTAGCGCTTGTATAATGAAAACTAAAAACTTACAGCGATATTTAGATAGCTTCGCAAAAAAGGTAGTAAGAGATGCGAAGGGAATGTTATCCAAATCTAAAGACTCTATTGGTAAGGCTAGAGGGAATACAGCTTTAGGCAATTCAATAAGAGCCGTAGTAAGTAAAGACCCTAATGGCTTTAGTGTAAAATTTTATATGGCAGATTATGGTACTTTTTTAGACAAAGGAGTATCGGGAAATAAAACTAAAAGAAGTTATAAGAATTATAAAGGCAAAACATTATCTAGCCCGTACGCTTATACAACAAAAGGACCGCCAATTGATATACTTTCCAAATGGATTAAAAAAAAGGGTATTAAGCCTAAAGGGATGGGGAGAGGAAGAGATAAAAATACAGGGCGCTTTTTGTCGGGATTCGCTTATTTAATAAGCAAAAAAATAAAGCGCGAAGGTATTAAAAGTATAAGCTTTTTATCTACGCCTTTAAGTATATATTATAAGAAATTACAAAAAGATTTTCCATCATTATTTAGTAAAGATGTAACTTCTTATTTAACAACGTTTACAAAATAAAAAAATATGGCAGCTTCAGTTATAAAACAAAATCCAATATTTAATGTATTACCAGTAGGCCAAGAAGTAATATTTGTAGTATCTAATGATACGGCCGTTAATAATGAGCAAAAAGTAAAATTTGTAGCAAAGGTTCATATTTCCAGCGCAACGCCTAACCCATCTACAACAACAGATTTAATCGGTACGTTTAAAACAACACCAAATAATGCGGGAGTTGGAATATTTGATTTTCGCAATGTAATAGAAAATTACGTTAAAGCCGATAATCTATCTTACTATACAGATGATTTTGCTAGTACTTATAAAGGCGCGACAACTAATGCTGTTAGAAGATTTCTAGTACATACAGTAGATAAATACTCTTTAAATTTTAATTGCGTAAGATACTTAGGTATTGAATTTTCAGTTGAATATTTAGGCGCGGAAGATGCAGCGGGGAATCAGAATGATAATGTAGTTAGAATACAAGATGGTACTGAAAAAAATTCTGATATATATAAATTGTTTAATGGATATTTAAATCCCGATGATGTTTTGGAAATAAATGGAGCTTCTGGGAATTTTGGATATAATTTAGATGCTTTTAATTTAACAGATAGTACTAAATCTTTTTTAACTAATGCTCCGATTACTCAATACGCGAATGACGGGGATTATGGAACGCTTCCTATTTTGGCAGAAGATGAAAGCGCTTTACCAAGTTATATTAAGATAATTTATTATGATTCAGATGGAAGTACAATTTCTACGGCAGATACTATTGACAACGATAATACCAATGCTGGGACTAGCGTAATAAATAGCAGCGATGATAATTTGCTCTTTATTGGTTGCTTCCCTGGTAATTTGCAAAATTGGAGTACAAATTATGTAGCGGCGAAGAGTGCTGGTTTGGCTTATTATACAGTAACAGCGCATAATTCTGCAAATGCAGCAATATCTCAAACGTATACTATAAATGTAAATTGTCCAGATGATAAGAATTTTGAGAGCATTAGATTATGCTGGCTAAATAAATGGGGAGCGTGGGATTATTATACTTTTACTAAAAAATCAGTAAGAAAATTAACAACTAAAGGTACTACATATACTCAGCTGCATGGAACTTGGAATGCTGCAACGTATAGTATAGATAGCTTTAAAGGCGGAAAAAAGACTTTTAGAGTAAATGCAACAGAAAGCATTACGATTAATACTGATTGTATTCCAGAGGGCGAAAATATAATGTTTGAAGAAATGATAAATAGCCCAGAGATATACATGCTAGAAGGGTATAAAGAGGATTTGCCAGGAGCTATGCTTAATGAATATATTACGCCAGTAAGATTAAAAACCTCAAGCTTTACTAGAAAAACTATTGCTAATGATAGGATTATACAGTATACTTTTGAAATAGAAAAAACCAAAACATTAAGAACTCAAGCCGTATAAAATGAGCGTACAACTACTACTTTTCCCGCAAATATATGAAGGCATAAGTACTACAACCTTTACTGGAAATAATACCGAATGTATAACTAATGGCCAGGTTTTTTCTGGAGTAGATGAGGCTTTAGGCGCTCCAGCCGCTGAGAATTATTATGGTAATTGGACTGGTAGAAGTGCGCTTTGGACTCATCAACAAGTTGCTCCTATTCAATCAAACCAATGGTATATATATAGAAATGGCGTATTTGGGGGATTTCCTGTATTTAAAGATTATCCTATTAGCGTAAACGGGAACCTAGAGTTTGTAAGTCAAGAGTTTGTAGGGCCTGGATATTTTGGAACTGTATTTCAAAAGATGGATAATCTGGTAGTTGGCCAGCAATATGAAGTAAAAATAAAAACTACTGAGCAATTCCCATTAATAGGACCAGCGATTTCTGATGGTATAATACCTAATTTGGCTATTTGGAATAGCAATCAAGGCGGACAAGCTTACTATGATTCTCAAAACCAGGTAATGAGTTTTCTTCCTCAATCTTATAATAATACCCTTGCAGTAACAACGCCGCCTCAAGCAAATTTTTCGACATCTAGTTTTTTAGGACCTGTTAATACTTATACTTTTACAGCTCAAGAAACCTCTCAAATACTTTCAATATCGCCGCAGAAAAACAATGGCGGGCTGCATACTACAACTGTAACTTCAATATCTGTAAGAGGCTCAGTAGAAGCAACTACTACTTTTACGCCAGGAAGCCCAGCTATTACTAATGGCCAAGTAATTTGCGATTTATATGAAGATGAGGCTATACCCTTAACATTTAGCGTAGATGATTTTAAAAATGTAGCAGAAAAGGTACAATCATATTCTAAGGCGTTTACAATTCCAGGAACTAAAAGAAACAACCAAATATTTGAAAATATATTTGATATTACAAGAACATCCCAGGGAAATACTACTTTTAATCCTTATGGAAGAACTAAATGCGAATTAAAGCAAGATGGATTTATATTATTTGAGGGATATATGCGCTTAATTGAAATTCAAGATAAGGGCGGAGAAATTAGTTATAATATTAATTTATATTCTGAAGTAGTAGCATTTGCTGATTTGGTAGGTGAAGCGACTTTTGGGGATATGGATTTTTCTGAATTATTGCATGATTACAATAAAACAAGTATAAAGAATAGCTGGTATGATAGCACGGGATTGCCTTTAACAAATCCTTTACCAACATCTAGTTTTGCTTATGATGCGGCATTAGGAGCAAGTAATACTAATGTATTAAAATATCCTTTTGTCGATTGGACTCATCAAATGTTAATTGCCAATGGCGCTACGGGTACAACTGCAACGCTAGGTAATCCAGAGCTAACGCTTTTAGAGCAAGCCTTTAGGCCGTTCATACAAGTAAAATACTTAATAGATAGAATATTTGGGGAAACGGATTTTTCTTATACAAGTAATTTTATTGATAGTACGGAATTTGGGAAGTTATTTATGGACTTTAACTGGGGGGAAAACCCAACAGGAGCAGCTCCATTAAGAGATGATTTTGTAAGAAGGGTAACAGATGCCTCAAATAGAACAATTCAACAGTCAATATGGACTACAATAAATGTTAATACAGCTGGAGTGCCGCCTGGTAATACAGCATTATGGGATAATACTAATTATAGATTTATTTCTGATGTCAATAGTTTAAATTGCAATGTAGATTTCAGAATACAGATTGAGAACATAGCACCAATAAGTGATTGGAGTGTAGAAATGCGAATCTGTAAATTTGATGGTGGTGGCAATGTACTAGAAACTTTTAAGCAAGAAAAAAAATTAATATCTCCTGGAGGAAGCGCAAATATACAAGGAACATTTAGTACGTCTTTAAATTCAAATGATTATATTGAAATGCAAGCGAAAGAGTTCGGAAGTGGTGGCAAAATAAGAGTATCTGATACAACTGAAAGCCATTTACAAGTAACTTATCAGAATGTAGCGGCTCAAACTGATTCTTTGCTAAATGTAGCAAGGGGGGGGTTAAAGCAATGGGATTTTCTTAAAGGTATAATGACGATGTTTAATCTGGTAACTATTCCAGATAAATCAGACCCTAATAATATACTGATTGAGCCTTATGGGGATATCTTTGTTGATAATCCAAATTCTCAAACTTTAGACTGGACTGAAAAGATAGATGTAGAAGAAATAAAATTAAAACCTTTAATAGAATTAAATCAAGCAACTTATTTTGGCTTTGAGGAAGATGAGGATGATTATGCTTTCAGCGTATATAAAAATTCAGTACCAGGCAATCAATTTAGTCCAGCTGGCCATTCCTACGGAAGTATGGTTTATGATGCTTCAATATCAGCAAGCGGATTAAGGACTTTACTATCTGGAACTAAGGAAGTTATAGCTTCGCCGTTTGCAGCTACAATATGTAAAAGATTAATGCCTCAATATATAAATATTATTACGCCAGCTATATATTCTTATGATGTAGAAAGCGGAGAGAGTCAAGGATTTAAAAATAGCCCAAGAATACTTTATAATAATGGAAGGATTGATACAGGTATTGATTATTACATACCCGCTCAGAATGGAGAGTTTGGAGAGGTGCAAGATGAGTTTTTACAGTTTACTCATTTATCAGATATACCAACAGTAACAAGCAATCCGCCAGTATCAACAGATACAGATGATTATCATTTTGGAGTATGTCAATTATTAACAGGGCTAGGCCAGCCGACAGCTAATAATCTTTTTGGGAATTACTGGGAACCTTATTTTAGAGAATTATATAATCCTGATACTAGAATAATGACTTTAAAAGTAAACGTAACGCCTGGGGATATTAATACATTAAATATGTTCGATAGGATATATATTAAAAACAGAGAATTTAGAATAAATAAAATAGATTATAAGCCTAATGATTTGGCTGTAATAGAATTTATACTTATACCATAATGAGAGATTTTTTACCAGGATATAATATTAAGCCTAATACGATTACTGAAACGGGAGAGGTTACTTTTACAAATGGAACTACTGAAGTAATGGCTAATCAACAGCAATGCGAAGCGTATGGGTATACCTATAATAGAGTAGATGGAACTTGTAGCGCTTTTAAATACAGCACTAAATTAGCGAATAATTTTAGGAATGAAAGCAATAATATCCAAGGCTCTCAAAATGTAACAGGCGAAGGCGCAAATAATACGTTTGTAATGGGGGAGAGTAATTTAATCCAAGGAAACTCCAGGAATAGCGTTATTATCGGCAGTAATAATGAAATAAAAGAGTATGCAGATAATGCTTCAGTATTAGGAAATTATGGGATTGCTTATAGAGCGGGAGAGATAGTGTTTGGCGGTGGCGGTTTTTCTGGAGCGGGAAAAGGAAAGGCGCAAAGTTCAATATTAGCTTTAACAGGAACTACAACAGATGAGTCCGCAACAAGTTTATTTGTAAATGGCGATATAAATACAACAGCAATAGCTGTTGATTCGGGAAATTGTTATTTATCTTTTGAAGCTAAAGTAATAGGAGTTAGAACAGGCGGAACAGCAGCTGGTTCAGATGGCGATAGGATATTTTTAACTACAACTGGTATAATTTTTGAAACTTCAGTAGATGAGTCAACGCCAGTAGTTGTAAGCTCTGGAACGGTGGCGGGATGGACGGCTAATATGAATTTTAGCGGGAGCGATATGGTTTTTCAAGTAACTGGAGCTGCGGATATGAATATAAGTTGGAGCTGTACGCTTCATATTTACGAAATGATTATATAAAATAAAAGATATGGCAAAAGAGGTGTTAGAATACGAAGTAAAAAGTAATATAAAATCAGTAACTAAAGATACTCAAGACTGGGGGAAGAGTTTGGATAATGTAACTAAATCTATTGAAGTACAAGAAAAAGTATTAAATGATTTGGAAAAGGAATTAATACAATTAAAATCTAAACAAGACTCAATCCCTAAAGGCGCATGGTATGCTGGTATGGATGATTTAAATAAAAAGATAAAAAAAACAGAAACTAATATTAAGCTTGAAAAGAACGCTTTAAAAGGCTTAAAATTAGAGCAAAAAGAAGCATCTAAAGAAGTTAAGAAATTTAATGAAGAGCAAAAAGAAACGGATAAGGCAATAACAGGCTCTATTGGTAATTTTAATGTAATGGGAGTTTCTTTAAATGGTATTAAATCGGCATTTGGCCAAATAATCCCAGCGGCTAAAGCAATGTTCGGAACAATAAAAGCTGGATTAATGTCGACTGGAATTGGAGCTTTATTGGTGGCCTTTGGCTCTTTAGCTACATATTTTACAAGTACTAAAAAAGGAGCTGACCAGCTCAAGGTAGCTTTTACAGCAGTAGGCGCAACAGTTGATGTTTTGAAAGATAGAATATCTACATTTGGCGGCGCAATAGTCAAGGTATTTAAAGGGGATATTAAAGGCGCAATGCAAGATGTTAAAGGAATTACTAAAGGCGTAGTAGATGAAATAAAAGAAGAGGTTAAAATCATGACTCAATTAGAGAAAGCCTCGCAAAGATTAAGAGATGCGGAAATAGAATTTAGCATTCAAAAAGCCAAAACTAGACAGGAAATTGAGAAAGCTAGATTAGCGGCAGAAGATGAAAGCTTGTCTGCGGCAGTTAGATTAGAGAATTTAAAAAAGGCTTTAGCGCTAGAAGAGGAAACTACTAATAGAGAGCTAGAGTTGGCTGAGGAAGCGGTTAGAATCCAGGAATTACAAATGGCGCAATCTGAAAATCTAGTTGAAGATGAAAAAAAGCTGGCGGATTTAAAAGTAGCTTTAATTGAAAAAGAAACGGCATCTGTTAAAATGCGTAGAAGAGTAATGACAGAAGTAAATACTTTTGAAAGGGAAATACAAGCTGAGAAAGATGCTAGAGCCAAGGAAGAGCAAGATAGAATTGATAAGCAAAAAGCGGAAGATGAAAAGGCTTTAAAGGAAAAATTAGACCGCCAGAAAAAAGAAGCTGATATATTACTAGCCTTACAGCAAGAAAATTCTTTAGCTTTAATAGAAGATTTACAACAAAGGGCTTTGGCAGAGCTAAAAATTGAAGAGGATAAAGCAATAGCGGCCGCTGAATTAATGGAAAATGCTGAGGAAGTAAAAGCCGCAATAGAAGAAAAATACGCTAGAAAAAGAACAGAGATAGCGAAGCAATTTGCTAAGGAAAGCGAAAAGGCGGATAAGGATGCTATTAAATGGAGCGAAATGAGCGCAGAGAAAAGATTAGGAATTGCATCGCAAACGGCGGGGAATTTTGCGACAATATTAGGAAAAGAAACGGCAGCTGGGAAAGCCATGGCGATTACTCAAGCTACAATTGATACTTATAAAGGAGCAACGGCAGCTTATGCTTCTATGGCTAGTATTCCTTATGTAGGACCAGCTTTAGGGGGAATAGCAGCGGCGGCAGCAATCGCTTCTGGATTAGCTAATGTAAAAGCAATAGCAAGCTCTGGCGGGGGTGGCGGTAGCGCTCCAAATATAAGCGGGGGAAGTTATAGCAGCCCAGATGCGGAATCTCAAACTCCAGCTCCGCAAATGATGTCGGGAGCATTTGAATTATCTGGGGGAATGCAGCCAGAGCCTTTAAAAGCCTTTGTTGTTACTGATGAAATGACTCAGAGTCAAGACCAACTAGCCAATATAAGAAGGAGAGCAACAATTTAAAAATCAAATATATTAACTTAAAATCTATATAATAATATGCCTTGCGAAAAATGCGACAACGGAAAATATAAATGGGGAAAAACAGGAAGCTGCGAATATGATTCTAAAGCTGAATGCGAAGCCGCTAACAAAGACTATTACGAAAAGACAACATCTATTGTAGAATTGGTAATAGATGATAACAGCGAAGAGCTGGCTATTGATGCTATTAGCTTAGTATCAAGCCCAGCAATAGAAGAAAACTTTGTTTATTTTGGAAAAGAAAAAAATAATTTAACTTTTGCTAAAGTAGATGAAGACCAAAGAGTTTTGGTAAGCCCAGCGCTTATACCAAACAAACAAATATTTAGGTACGACCCTAATACAGATAAGGAGTACTATGTTTACTTTAGTCCTTCAACGGTGCGCCGCGCATCTGAACTTTATTTAAAACATAATAATCATCATAAGGCAACTCATGAGCATAATGAAAGAGTTTCTGGAGTTTTAACAGTTGAAAGCTGGATAATAGAAGACACAAAATTAGATAAGAGCAATTTATACGGCTTTTCTCTGCCTAAAGGAACATGGATGGTCAAACTTAAAATAACTAATGATGAGCTTTGGAAAGAGATAAAACAAGGGAATTTGCGCGGACTTAGTATTGAGGGGTATTTTACTGACAAGATGCAAAAGATGTCAGAAAAAAGCCCAACTGATGAAGAAATATTATCAGCTTTAAATGAGATAATACGCGAAAATCAAATAAAATAAATAACAATTCTATTATATAAAAAAAGAACTTATGGATATTAAAGAACAAATACTTGTAGCACTTGGCTTAAATAAGGCTGAGGAAGAAATTAAGCTTGCATGGCAGGCAAAAGGCGAAGACGGTACTATCTATGTATCAACAGCCGAAGAACTAGAATCTGGGGTTGATATCTCAGTTTTGACGGAAGACGGTACAACCATACCACTTCCAGCGGGAACGTATAAAACTGATACTGGAGTTTCCTTTAGAGTGGACGATGAGGGTATAATTTCTAGTGTATTAGAATCAGAAACGGAAGAGGAAGTTGAAGCCAAAGAAGAGAAGGAAGAAATGTCTGAAGAGGTGGAAATGGAGAAAAAAGATGATGATTATGAAAGCGAAGCTGAGGAAACTGACTGGGCTAAAACTTATGAAGAAATGAAAGATAGAGTTGACAACCTAGAAGATGCAATTGCGGATATTAAATCTAGATTAGGCGATAGCGAATCAGAAGAGGTTGAAATGACTGAGGAAACTAGCGAAGAGCCAGGCGAAAATCCTAAAACAGTTACTACTAAAACTACTGAGGTAGTTGAGTTTTCAGCTGATGAAGAAATAGAAAAATTAAAGGCAGAAAATGAGAAATTAAAAACTGAATTGGCTGCAAGCCCAGCTGATGCGCCTTTAAATACTAATAAATTCAGCCCAGAAGCTCCAGTATTGTCTAAAAGAGAATACAAAAAAATGACTAAAAGGGAAAGAATTTTACATACCTTAAATAATAAATAAATAATAATAATTAAAATTTTAAAATTATGGCACAACCAACAATAACAGGTTCAACTTTTGCGGGAAAGGCGGCTGGCTTTTATATTTCGGCAGCACTTAAAGAAGCGAAAAGTATAGACTTTATGACGTTAATGGAAAACGTTAAATTTAAATCAGTAATACAAAAAATGTCGCATGGCGCGGATGCAGATGGCCATGGAGTAGTAAGAGATGCAACTTGCGATTTTGAGAAAAACGGTAAATTAGAATTAACGGAAAAGGTGTTACAAGTTAAGGACTTACAGATTAACATGGATTTATGTACTAATAATCTTTTAAGTTCTTGGGAAGCTTTACAAATGAGAGCGGGAGCGGGTTCTCCGCCGCCAGCATCTTTCGATGACTATGTAATATCTTACATGGGCGAAATAATCGCTAATCATGTAGAAAATAATATTTGGACAGGAACAGGAGCTACAAATGGAGAGTTTGAAGGATTCTTAACAGCTACAACAGGAAGATTCGCAACGGATGGGACTGTTAATGCTGATGCAGCAACTGCTCCTTATGATGCTGGTAACATTATAGCTAACTTACAATCTTTAACAGCAGCAATGGCATCTAATTTAAATTCAGCTTTAACTAAAGATGATTTATATATTTACATGAATGCTAAAACGTATGCTTTATATATTTCAGCTGTATCTACTTTAGGATATGTTAATGCTTATAATATGAATGGAGATTATGAGCCAGTATTTGAAGGCTATAAAATTGCGGTTTGTCCTGGACTACCTAACAATGAAATGGTAGCAGCGGAGAGAAGTAATTTATTCCTAGGAGCTGACTTGCTTTCAGATAGTACTCGTATATCGATGCTAGACATGTCTAAATTGGATGGAAGTTCAAACATTAGAGTCGTAGCTAAATATGCTATGGGAGTTCAATTAGGGGTTGGAGCGGATATCGTACACCAGTCGTAATAATTTAATAAAGTAGGGGGGTAAAATCCCCTACTCTTTTAATAAAGAGATATAGTGAGTTGCACATCGTTGACACGTGGAAGAGTTGTAGACTGTAATAGAATAAGCGGCGGAATTTCCGCGGTGTATTTTGCAGTATTAAGTCAAGTAGGAACAATTACTTATGATACAACGGCAGCTCCAAACCAAGTAAGAGAAATAGAAAATATAGCTATGGCAGATAATGCGGTATTCCGTTACTTATTGCCAATAGGAACTTCATCTTTTACTGACACAATAGTAGGCTCGCGGGAAAATGGAACGGTATATTATACTCCATCTATTAGCTTTGTTTATAATAAATTAAGCAAAGAGGACCAGGCGGAAATATCTCTTTTAGCTGCAACTAAAACAGTTATTTTTGCTGAATTAAACCAGGAGTTGGCCAATGGCCATTCTGTAATAGTAGCAATGGGTATGGTACATGGGATGCAGTTAAATAATGGAACAATTGATAGCGGCCAAAATTGGGGGGATAGAAATGGATATTCTTTAGTAATGACAGGAATGGAAACAGAGCCGTTTGCAATGTTGAAGGATTATTCTAGCGAACCTTTTGACAATTTAAACACGGGGAATATCCCTATAACAGTAAATAAAACAGGATTATAAATTTAAAAAATAAAAAATTATGGCATGCACAGCACTGACGCGCGGAAGGGTATTGGACTGTAACCGAATATCGGGCGGTATCAATGCAGTATATTTCGCAGTATTAGACCAAATTACAAGTATAACAATGACGGCGGGAGTAACAGTAAATGAAATTACTGATATACAAATGGGAAGTAATGATTTGTATAAATACACTTTACCAATTGGCACATCTAGCTTAACAGAAACGATTGTTGGAAGTAGAGAAAATGGAACTGTCTATTATCAACCTACTATTAATATTGTTTACAATAGATTAAGCAAGGAAGACCAAATGGAAATTAAATTATTAGCAGCGACGAAAACAGTAGTATTTGCGCAGCTTAATCAGCAATTAGCTAATGGACATGATGTTATTGTTGCTTTAGGAGTAACTAACGGAATGGAGCTTAACGCTGGTACTATCGACTCGGGACAAGCCTGGGGTGACAGAAATGGATATTCACTTACACTGGACGGCATGGAGAAAGAGCCGTTTCCAATGATGGAAGATTATGGTACTGACCCTTTTGATACAGGAATTACTTTTGGAACTATTGTATCAACAGGATTATAAAAACAATTAGTAGTTTTCATATATATTCGGGATTAGAGGGTTTTATACCCTCTTTTCTTTTATAAGCAAATAAATAAAGACTATTTCTATTATATAGTATGATACAAGCAATTACTGAAACAGGATTTTCGGCTTATATACAAACAGAAGATAATAGAATTAATACGGCGGTTACTTCTGCGCATATAAGGCATTTATTTAAATTTAGTAATGATATGGATAAATCAATCCAGTACGCTTATGCAGAAACGGAAAACATTTATAATAGATATACTAAGGCTACTTTTGCTTATAGTGCAACGCCAAATGTTTACTCGGGTAAAATAAAATTTTTACCAGCTGGATTCTGGAAATATGAGGTTTATGAAGTAAGCTGGGAAGGTACTGTAAGACTTACAGAGGAAACCGCCCCATCTACTGAAACTCAAGTATTAGAGCCTAGCGAAGATAATGGAGTAGTTCAAGGCTTAGTTACAAAGGGAAAAATGCTTGTATCGGAAAAAGATGGAACGCAGCAAATTCAATATACTCAACGGCAAGCGCCAAGCGGTACAAATTATATATATTACGGGCAATAGAATTTAAAAAATAAAAAAAATAAAAAATGGCAATAGAAAACGTACAACAATTATTAACAGAGCAATTAGGTAAAAATGCGGGAACGGAAGTTTTTACTGGAGCTGTATCGGGTAAGAATTTTTACGCTGTTTACTTTCCAGTAGATAGCGAAGTATCAGCTATTACAGCGGCAACGGTTACAAATGCAGCGGCTTTAGTTACTACTCTTCCAGCGGGAACAACTTTGTTCATGAACGTAACGGCTATGACTTTATCAAGTGGAATAGCAATAGGATATACAGAGTAATATGTTAGCTTTAAAACTCGGATTAAGCTTAGTAAATAAGCAAAGCCAAGGAACTTGGAGTCCAAGTGATGAGGCTTCTTTAAAGGCATGGTATCAGAATGCCGTTGGAATTACTTTAAATGGCTCTGATGTAAGCAACTGGGCGGATAGCTCTTCTAATAGTTTTGATATGGGTCAAGGTATCGCTACTAATCAACCAGCATACTCAGCTGGAACTTTAACGTTTAATAGCGCAGATACAAATTATTTACAATCCTCTTCTAATATTGAATTGCCAGGAGCTTTTACAATTGGAATAAGGCTTAATCCAAGTAATTTTTCTAATGTAGTTATTGGCGATAATGATGGAGGCGGAGAGTTTATTAAAATTATTAGCTCTAGTAGAATAAGAATGAAAATAAATAATTCGGCAGCTGATTTTGATTTGGATAGCGGAACTTTTGGCGATGATTATTTAGTTTTTACTAGAGATGGCTCTGATAATATGACTTTATATAGAAATGGAGTTGCTCAAGCCGATACTGAAAATAAATCTGGCCAGGCGGAAATAGATGCAATAGGAGTCCGCCAACCATCAACAAATGCTTATGATGGTACGATAAAAGAAATACAAATATACACCTCATCTTCTGCGGCTTTAACAGCTAATGTGAATAGTAGATTATCTGGCTTATAAAAAATAAATTATGAAAGACAATATTATTAATATTAACTTGCAAACATCAACCTCTCCAGTTGTTCAAGAAGTATCGCAAAGAAACTGGATTTCCTATGGGGATGCTAATGGGGAATGGAACAATTTATATCCTCAATTTTTAATTGATTTATATTATACTAGCAGTATTACAAGCGCGATTATTAATGCAACCGCTGATATGATTGCGGGAGAGGCTTTAGTTATAGAGGATGAAGATGAGAGGGATGAGATGACTAGAGTTAAATTGCAAAACTTTATTAATAGAGCTAATAGTAATGAATCATTACATGAAGTAATAAAAAAGATAGCATTTGACTTTAAGCTTCAAGGCGCTTTCGCACTTAATATAGTATGGAGCAAGGATAGGACTCAAATCGCTGAAATTTACCATATAGGAGTAGAAAAATTAAGATGCGCTAAACCAGATGAGCTAGGAAGAACTCCAGGATATTATATCTCTTCTGACTGGAGCAATACAAGGCAAAATAAACCTTATTACGTTCCAGCCTTTAATACAAATGATAGAACGTCTGCAAATCAAATATTATACTCTGGATTATATTCGCCAAACATGAATTCTTATTATGTAAGCGACTGGGTATCATGCGCAAATTATTGTCTTATAGACTCCAAGATATCGGAGTTTCATCTTAATAATATATCTAATGGTTTTGCTGGCTCTTTTTTAATAAGCTTCGCGAACGGAGTTCCTACGATGGAAGAGCGCAACCAAATCGAAAGGAGCTTAAATGATAAATTTTGCTCAGAATCTAATAGCGGCTCTTTTGTACTTACTTTTTCAGATGATAAAACGAGGACTCCAGAAGTAACGCCAATAAGCACTAGCGACCTTGACAAGCAATATTTAGCGCTCCAGGAGCTTTTAGTTCAGAATATTTTAAGCGGCCACAGGGTAACTTCTAAAACACTTATGGGCTTAGATAGTACAAATGGATTCTCAAGTAATACTGATGAGCTTATAAATGCCGCTAACTTTTACACTCAAACTGTAATTAAACCATTCCAGGACCAAATAGTTAAACAGCTTAGAAAAATCTTCCAAGTTAATAATATGGATTTGCCTGTTAATTTCGTACAATTAAAACCTATTACAGTACAATTCGATTCTAAAACTTTACGCGAAGTAATGACTCAAGACGAAATTAGAGAAGAACTTGGGCTAGCTCCATTAGATGCAGAGGAAGATACAGTTGAGCAAGAAGTTAAATTTAGTAAATTAGGAATGATAGATGGAGAGCCTGTTTTTAGTACAATAGAAGAGGCTGAGGCGCATGCAAAAAAAATTGGATGCTCTGGGTATCATGAACACGAATATGAAGGCAGAACGGCTTATATGGCTTGCAAAGACCATTCTGAAGCAACTGAGCTTTCTAATTTTATCGCTGAGTTTGGCGAAGATGTGCCAGAAGGATGGGAGCTAGTAGATGATGAAATTGTAGATGGAGAGCATCAAGATTTTGATTTTGAGGAAGAGCTTAATAAAGTGGCAAATGAAAAGTTTGATTTTGTTTCTACTGGAAGACAAAACCCAAACGCTAGAAGTAGCCAAGATGGATTAAATAAAAACAAAACATCTTTTTATAAAGTTCGGTATATGTATACAAAAAATAAAAGCCTAAAGCAAGAAGGGGAAACCAGAGATTTTTGCAAGGCTATGATGTCGGCCAAAAAGATTTATAGGAAGGAAGATTTATTAAGATTATCAACCATTCCAGTAAACCCAGGCTGGGGTCCACGTGGAGCTGCAACGTACTCAATTTGGCTTTATAAGGGCGGTGGAAACTGCCACCATTACTTTAGAAGGGTAATTTACCAGGCTAAGCCAGTTGATGATGATTACGTTTATTATCCAGATAATATTACGAGAGATAAAATAGTAACGGCGACAAAGGCTAGAAGTGAGGGCTTTACAATAAAAAGAAATGATGGGCTAGTAGCTAGAGCGCCTAAAACAATGAAGAACCAAGGATTTTTACCTAAATAATTGAAAAACAGACACTTATGGCATACGTTTTATTCATATCAGAAAGCAAGTTAAAGGAGAGTACGGCGATAAATATTGCGGTTGACCCTAATATATTGCTCCCATTCGTACGCGAAGCGCAGAAGCTTTATGTAGAAACAGCACTTGGAAGTGATTTAACGCAACATTTGAAAGACCAAATTATTGCGGGTACTTTAACTGGAGCGGATAAAACTTTAGTTGATGATTATATAGGCGATATGCTTCCTGGGTACAGCCTATACCATGCCATTCCCTATCTTCGATTTAAACTGGAGAACGGGAATATTTTTTCCAAAACCTCAGAAACTGGAAACCCGCTTACGACGGAAGAGGCTCAGCATTTAAGGGAAGAGGTGCTAAACACGGCTTCATATTATAGGGAACGAATGATTACCTACATAAGAAATAATACAGCTAGCTTTCCAGCCTACTCAACAAACACGGGCGCGGATGTCAACCCATCAAGTGAGAATTATTATGCTGGCATGAATTTAGAAAAGCCGCATCAAGGAACTAAATTAACTTTAAGAGATTTCTTAACTCCAGATTTAACATAATGAAAAAGCATTATAAACCTAAACAAATTAATCAAATTAAGCTAAAATCCTATTTGGATAAAAAGCCTAAATTAAATAATAATGACAGACCTAAAAGATACGCTGCAAGTAGGGCTAGTTAACGGCTCGGCCATTTCGGTTTCATTAGTGGAAGTGAATGAATGGCTTACACTATTATCGCTATTGCTAGCTATTAGCTTTACTATTTATAAATTCGTAAAATATAAACAATGAAAAAAAAGAAGCTTAACAGTAAAAATCCCAAGTATAAAAAAGAAAAAGAAAAGGATGTTAAAATGCGTAAAGAATTTGTTAGAGAAGTTAATGGCATTAAAATCTATAAAGCCTACAAAGACTAAAATCAACAATATTAATATTTTAATTTTAAGAGAAAAATTTACTGATAAATCTATTATTGGCAGATTGTTTTTAAACGGCGAAAGCTTCTGCGATACTTTAGAATTACCATATATTGATAATCAAAAAAGTATATCATCTATTCCTATTGGTGTATATAAAGCTAGATTAAGATTGCCCAGAGAATCGGCAACTAGAAACTATCTGCATATACTTATAGAAGATGTACCGAATAGAAGCTATATACTAATACACCGCGGAAATAAACCAGAGGATTCCAGAGGATGTATATTGGTAGGGATGAAAAATAAACAAGACTTTGTTAGTAATTCAAGATTAGCCATGGATTTACTGATAAAGGAAATAATTAATTTAGGCGATGGCTATAATATAAATTTAATAATCAAAAATAAATAACAATGAAGAACTACATTATTACACAACTTTTAACATCTAAGAAAGTATGGATAGGTATATCATCCATAGTAGTACCATTAATTGCTTCAGCTCTAGGCGCGGATGAAGATGCCGTTTCTAAAGTATGGTATTCACTACTCGCAATCTTATTCGGACAGTCAATGGCGGACCTTGGAAAATCTAAAAAGTAATAGATACAGATTAAAGCCGCGCGAAATAGCGGCGATTAAAAAAATGCGGGAAGCTGACTCTAGCAACGTGCTAGTAGTCGGCGACTTGCACTGTCCATGGGATTTGGATGAGTATTTGCCTTGGGTTGTAGAGCAATATGATAACTATAATTGCAATCAAATAATCTTTATTGGCGACGTGCTGGATTCAGCGGGATATTCTTACCATGAGCAAAACCCAGATTTACCATCAGCGGGGGATGAGCTAAATTATGCAATACAAAGAGTACAAAGATGGTACTCAGAATTTAATGAAGTAGGAACTAAAGTTATCATCGGCAACCATGATAGAATGGCTGCCCGTAAAGCTATGACTGGCGGCATTCCTTCTGCCTGGCTTAAATCATATTCAGAAGTATTAGGAACTCCAAACTGGGAATTTGTAGAAAGATACGTTCAAGATGGCGTACAGTACGTGCATGGGGAAGGGGGAACGGCGCGCACTAAATGTCGCAGCGATATGATGAATACAGTACAAGGACATCTGCATACTCAATGCTATACTGAGCATTACGTTGGCAGAAATTTTAGGGTATATGGTACACAAGTTGGAACAGGTATTGATTTTACTAATTATTCTTTTAATTATGCTAGAGCGGGAAAAAAACCCGCAATTGGCTGCGCTGTTATTCTTAATAACGGTACGCTTCCTATTAACCTTTTAATGCCTTTGTAATGGAAGATAATCCAACCTGGCAGCTATTTAGTATATACTTACTTATTATAGTAGTAGTAATTATGCTAAGTATATAGAACCCTACAGCCATTTTAAGCACTTTCTTTTCTTTTTAATACCTATATACTAGACAGCATTTAAATCTTCTTATCTAGTAAAAGCGCTATTCACAACTAAATTGTTAATAACTTTGTAAATAAAGTCGTTAATATTTTTGTAAATAAAAAAAAGTATGTATCTTTGCCCTGTCAATCAAAGTTAAATTAAATAAAACTAAAATGAAACTATTTTTAAACACAACGGACTTAAACAATCCAACAATTGAAATCGCACAAAAATGGAAAGTATGGGTTACTAAAAAAAGCAAACCTATTATAATGGAAGTGCCATTTATTAAAGTAAAAGATGCACACGAATTTATTTGGGAACAGATAGGCAAGCGACCAAGTTCAATACAAAAAATATAACAATAATTAACCAAAAAAAACTAAAATGTTATCAAATTACACAATGCTAGAAGCTACAAATAAAAAGGAAGCTATTATATCTATATTAGATGTATTAAATGAGAATCCTGTATGGCTCAATAAAGTATCAGATGGGCTATACTTACTATTAAAAAATATAGAAAAAGAGCATCAGCTATTTTTATTAGAAAAATCAGTTGATGAGCAAGTAATAGATTTATTTGTAAAAATCAAAAAAGAATATTATAACTTTAAAGATAATACAGTATGGAATTAAAATGCGAAAGTTGTTATTTTTACAACAATGGAATGTTATATAAGAGCATTAGAAGCTTATCGCCTCAAGGATGGTTTTTTGATTTGCAAAAAGTAGAGCCAGCCATTAGAATCTTTGGAACTCAAGAGCAAATAGATGAGGCCTTAGATACTTATATTGAGCTTACTGGCCTTAATTTAAATGAGTGCCATGAATACGAAATTGAAGAGGAAGGCTCTTTCTTTTATAATGAAAAAGATAATATAAGAATTGCAAGAAATTTAAAGATATATAAAGAATTATACGATAAACAGAATAATAATAAAGCCTTAATTACAACAATATGATACCAATAGCAGACCCAATAGAACCATTTGAATTTACAGAAAAAGATATTTCTGAAATGACCGAACAAGAAAAGTTTATAAATGGAATTATAGATAAAAATGGAAACTCGACAGAACCCAAAGAGGAAGAGTTAATACATAAAAGAATGAATATTATTAATGCTTTTCAAGCCCATGAGAACGAAGTATATTTAAGGGGAACGGATGAGTATGGTAATGATTTTCAGATATGTTTTGACTCTTATAACTTTTTAGAATGGATAGATACTGAGCATTTAGAATATATAAAAGAGCAACTTAATAAGTATATAAATTCAAAATAATTTTATACTTTTGAACCGAATTATTAACTAAATATTGAATTATGAACACTACTAAAATTAAGGAAAAATATGTTTATTATGGCCTAGAGCCAGAAGATGTATTTAAACATCAGCACTATGTAATCCTTACGCGCTCAGCCATAGAGAAAATACAGGCTCAAGAAAATATAGATTTTGATTTTGATATAATAAAATCAGAGCCAAATTTTGCTTCAGTAAAAGGCTGGGCTACAAAAGAGGATAAAACAATTAGAACAACAGGCTCAGCAAAAAAGGGGGATTCTTTTAAAGATGGCTCTACTACAAGCTGGTATGTATTGGAAATGGCAGAAAAGCGTTGTTTTGCTAGAGCGATTTTAAAGCTTTTAGGGTTGTATGAAATAGGATTTAAGAGTGAGGATGAAAGCGAAGAATTTAAAAAGAAATAATATAGATGGTAGAAAGGTTAGATAATAATTTTTAATAACTCAGCGGTTATACTTTGTGACTTTATCAATTCCTTTCTACTATCTTTTTTACTAACTAAATAATAAATTATGGAAAGCGCAATGCCAAAAAACAGTATTAATACGCCTTTAGATAATAGCGACCAGCTTCAATATTTAAAAAGCGAATACAACAGATTAAGAGAAAACAACTTGCATCTTAAATTACAAATTATAGAAGCTAGAGAAAAAATACAAAAAATTTTAAAAATTATAAAAAAATAAATTATGGAAATTAAAGGAAAACTAATTAAAATGCTTCAAGCTGAAGCGGGAACAACTAAGGCTGGAAAGGCCTGGGAAAGTCAAACATGCTTAATAGATACAGAAGAGAAATATAATAATATAGTTGCTGTAAGAGCTATGGGGGAAAGAGTTAAGCAAATGAATAAGCTTAAAGAGGGGGATATGGTTACTATTAGCGTAAATGTATATTCTAGAGAATACAACGGGAAGTATTATAATCAAATCGACGGCTGGTGGTTTGTTAATCAAAATGAAGTTAAAAAAGATAGCGGATTTACGCCAACGGATTTTGTAACTTCTGACGATAAAGATTTACCATTTTAAAATGATAGCAGAAGAGAATTTTAAAACTTTATGCAACTTGACTACAAGCTTAGTTGGCTTGCGAAAAGGAGCTTTATCTTATAAAAGTAGAGAATTAAAATACCAAGTTCCTAGAAGCGTAGCTGCGGTAGTAGCTAGAATGATTGACGAAACTCATCCTACTATAATAGCAAAAGAGCTTAAAAGAGATAGGGTATGCGTTTATCATTATGAGAAGCATCATAAGTCCAATTACAGGAGCTTCCCCAGGTACAGGGATGTATTTAATATGGTTTTTAATGCTTATAATAATATAAAAAGCTCTAAAAAAATCTTTTCATCTTTAGAGCATTTAAAGGATTATTTAAAAGAGAATGGCGTTTTTAATAGCGATGTCCATCAAACTACTTTAAGAATTACTAGCGGCAAATATGGTACTGATGTTAAAGTTTCTTATAAAGACTTCTACGAACAATTAGAAAAGTGTAAGTTTGCTTTAACTGATTACAATTATAACCTAGAAATTATTTAATGAATAAGCCAACTTACTTTTCTTATATTCCAGCGTATGTAAGATATGCAGATATTACGCCTAATGCCAAATTGCTTTTTGCTGAGATAACCGCTCTATTGCAAATGAATGGAGTATGCTTTGCTTCTAATCAATACTTTAGTAATTTATATGGTAAGAATAAAGTAACTATTTCCAGGTGGATAAATGAGTTAAAAAGAAATGGATTTATAAAAGTAAGTTTTACATATAAAGAGGGTACTAAAGAAATTGCTAATAGGTATATACAGATTTGCTATGAGGGTGTAAGCAAAAATGATAAAGAGGTGTTAGCAAAAATGCTAAAGAATAACAATACAATTAATAACAATAATATTACATATAGTAATAATAAAGAGCGCTTTAAAAAACCATCTTTAGATGATATTAAAGATTATTGTATTTTGCGAAATAATAATATAGATGCTGAAGCGTTTTTTTCTTTTTATGAATCAAACGGCTGGAAAGTTGGAAAGAATAAGATGAAAAACTGGAAGCGTGCTATGATTACATGGGAAAAAAGAGATAAAGAAAGAACCCCAACGTCTAAGATAGATGCGCAAATAAATGAATATTTAAAAGGAAAGGAATTTTTATGAAGCCATTAAAGCAAGAAAATTTAAAAGAGCTAAGCTCTAAAGTATACGAATTAATATCTAAAACTAAAATAGAAATTGGAAGCAATATGGACGGAAAAACTATTGCCGCTTTAAGCAAAATATTTGCTGGAGATTTGATTAAAGAAAAAAGATTTAATAATATGACTTTCAATCAGATAGAAGATGCTTTTTCCTATGGAGTACGATTCGGAAAAGATGAGCCATTTTTAGATATTAGAACGTTTTATAAATGGACGTATCAAATGAAAAAAATATGCGATAATGCTTATTATGAAGTAAAAACTTTAGGAAGAAAGCCTAAAGAAGTACAATACTTTCAAGAGCCAATTAAATTAATCAACTAAAAAATGAATAAATGAAAAAAATTACTATTACAGAAAGCCAGGTTAGAAGTCAATCGGATGCTATATTATGGCATCTAAAAACTTATGGAAGTATTACAAGCTATGAAGCTATAAGAGAATATGGAGCAACTAGATTATCAGCTATAATTTTTAATCATAGAAAAGAGGGGTATAATATTGATAGTATTCCTTTAACTAAAAAAACTAGATTTGGCAGAAATACTACTATCGCAAAATATACTTATACGAATCCGCCTAAAGAATTTAATCAAAAAGAGCTTTGGCAAAATCAATAAGCAAATTAAAAAAAGAACTAGATAAATACTTTAGCTTATTTATTCGGCTGAAAAATGCGGATGATTTGGGATTTACTAAATGTTATACTTCTGGGCGGTATTATCATTATAAGAAGATTCATGCTGGACACTTTATGTCTAGAAAACATTTAGCGACTAGATGGTGCGAAATTAATGTACAACCCCAGTCGGCCGCTGATAATCTTTTTGGCCAAGGAGAACAGTTTAAATTTGGGAAAAATTTAGATGCAGAATACGGAGAGGGAACAGCTGAAAAATTACAAATTAAAGCCAGGCAAACATTAAAGCTTTCTAGAGTTGATTATGAAGAAAAGATAAGTTATTACAAAGAGGCTGTTAAAAACTTAAAAAAAGAAAAAGGAATAGAGTAACTTTTTTTATATCTTTGACGTATGCCTATTCCAATTTTTTCAAGTGAAAACCATAAAAGAATTGTAGAAGTTTATATTAATCTTTGCAAAAAATTTGCTCAAGAGGTTTCATCGAAAACAAAGTATCAGAATTTTCTGGACGTTTTAAATTTAATTTATGAGTACCATAATGGATATGGAGAGGGTGTTAGAGAAAATAATTATTATGACTGGATAATGATAATTCCAATAAATATATCAGTTGCAATAAATGGATTTTTTGCTGGAGTAGAAACTAAAAAAAATGCTTCAGTAATAAGAGCGTACAAGGTTGTATTGGATGAGGTGCTGCAAGAAACTGTAAACAAGCTAGACAATTTAGAGCTAAAAAATGAATAAGATATATTTAGAAATATCTAAGTTAAATGATAATTTTAGAGAAATAGCTTATAGATTTACAAAGGATAAAAATAAAGTTGATGAGGCGGTGCAAGAATTGTTCTTATATTTCTTACAGATAAATCCCGAAACAATAAAAAAGATTTATGATAAAGACGGAATTGAGGGAATTTTAAAATATGGCGCGGTAGCTTTAAGGCGCGCTCTTACAAGTACCAGAAGTAATTTTTATTATAAGTATGAAAAATATTATACTCATATTGATAGCGCTTGCTTTAATAGCAGTACAACTTTTAACGATAATGATTTCGTTAATGATAATTATAATAATAAGAATATACAAAATATTCCATATAAAGAAGCGGAAAACGAAAGCTTAAATAAATTGGAGTTAATAGATAAAGAGCTAGATAAATTATATTGGTATGATAGAGAAATTTTCAAACTCTATTATAGCGGGAATACGCTGGATTCGCTCGCGGAAAAAACAAGGATAAGTAGAAATAGCTTATTTACTACAATTGATAAGGTTAGAACAATACTAAAAAAAGAGTTAAATGAAGATGTATGACCCTAAAAAGAAATGCAGCTTTATTATGCAGTTCGGCTTTAGGCATCCAGATTGGAAACCTAAAACGCCAAATAAATATATAAAAAAAGCGGATAGAAAAAATGATAGTAATTTGGCCAAGTTAGATGAATAGGTTTTTCGTTTCTAATAATATATATAAAGATAGAATTGCAATATGTAAAAGCTGCGAACACTATATAAGCTTACTTGGAAATTGCGCCATTTGTAAATGTTTTATGAAAGTGAAGGCAAGGCTCGGCCCTTCGGAGTGCGCGGATAATCCAAGAAAATGGGAAAAGACTAAAGAAGTAAAAACGCCAAAAGATTTGCCAGATGAAATGGTAAAAGAAGCTAAAAGAATATGGCAGCTAATACAAAAAGGCAGAGCGCCTAATACAAGCGTTAAAAGCGATATGATAGAACTTTACAATACTATCCATAATACTAATTACTCAACAACAACTAATTGCTCAAGCTGCCTAAGCGTTTGTTTTGATTCAATAAAAAAAATAAATAGAGAATATGAATAAAAAAGAAGATTACAAAAAGAACCCAGAGCCGCATTATTATATAGGTAAAAAATATAAATACTCTGCTAGAAAGGTAGTGGAAGATTTTAATTTATCTTACAATTGTGGAACGGCAGTTAGTTATCTTTTGCGCGCTGGAAAAAAGGAAGGGAATCCAGCCGAGCAAGATATTAGAAAGGCGATAAATCATCTGCATTTTGAGCTGGATAAGTTAGTTGAATGTAAAGGAACTAAAACAGGTGGGCTAGTAAGATGACGATATACAGATGTCCATGCGGAGAGGAAGAAAAAAAAGTTCTTAGAGCTAAGATAATTTATAGAGATAAAAAATGGGTAGCTGATGTTTTATGCGAATGCGGTAAATATATGGAAAGCAAGCCAGCCGAAGGAATGCCGCAAATTGTAAGAACGGAGCCGACTTTAAGCAAAAGAAGAAAAAAGATTATTGAGGGAACTAAAGAAAGGCTATGCGGAGAAAGGGGAATAAATGAAGATTTTAATTAAATGAAAAGAAAAAAAAGAAAAGCTGTTATATTAGATGAAGATGGCGAAAAAGAAATTGCAAAGTATTATTTTAACAATCCACACAATAATAGTATGAGAGCTTTAGTAGATAAATTTAAAATACCAGAAGCTAGGATAAGTAAAATTATTAGTAAGGATTTAGATGAAAGATTAAAAAACAGTAAGAATAAAAGATGGATGGATTACTAAAAAACAAATAAATAAAAAATCTATTATATATTATGAAGCAACAGGTTAAGTTATACAAATTAAAAGGGAATCCAAATAATCCCAGGATAATAAAGAATGATAAATTTAATAAGCTTGTAAAATCAATAAAAGAATTTCCAGAAATGTTAAAGCTGAGGCCGATAGTTGTAGATGAGGAAATGATGATTCTGGGCGGGAATATGAGATTAAAGGCAAGTAAAGAAGCTGGGCTAAAAGAAGTATGGATTGAGATAGCGGAAGGATTAACAAAAGAACAGAAAGATGAGTTTATAGTAAAAGATAACGTAGGCTTTGGAGAGTGGGAGTGGGATATGTTAGCTAATGAATGGGATAGCACTAAATTAGAAGACTGGGGGTTGGATGTATGGCAGAATCCAGATGATAAAATAGATGAGGCGGAAGAGGGCGAAGAAATAGAGCTGCCGCAATCATTACAAATAGAGCCGCCAAAAGAATATATTATGATTATTTGCGAACCTAATAGTGAGGAATGGGAGCAATTAAAAGAAGATTTAAAATTAGGAATAGTAAGAAAAGGCGGATATAAAAAAGGCTCTTCATTTGATTCTGTAAGCATGGAGAGGGTTTTAACGTATAATGAATTTAAAAAAAGATATGCACTGCGCGATTCCAAGTAAAAACAGAGCTGGTAAATGTACTACTCAAGATATTATAAAAGATAGTACTTTTTATGTGCCAGAAAGTGAGGTTCATCAATACAAGCAATTTTATAAAAACGTAATAGGAATACCAAAAGAAATTAAAGGCATTACGCCAACTAGAAATTGGATATTAAAAAATTGCAATCATAAGCGCGTAGTTATGCTGGATGATGATGTTAAAACGGCGGGATATGTTAGATTCAATAAAAGGAATGTAAACATGATTAAAATAAAAGATGAAGATTTTTGGCTTAATGAGTTTAATAAATTCTTTGATATGTGCATTCAATTGGAGTATAAGATTTGGGGAGTATCAACAGAATCCAGCAGCAAAAGTACTTATCCATACAAACCCTTTTTATTTAAAACTTATGCGCTAGGCTCTATAATGGGTATTATAAATGATGGAGAGTATTATTTTGATGAAGAGTATACTGTAAAGGAAGATTACGAATTATGCTTACGCCATATAAAAGATAAAGGCGGAATACTTGGGGTTAGATATTTATTCTGGGAAAATCATCACTGGGTAACAGAGGGCGGTTGCAAGGATTATAGAACTATTGATATTGAAAGAGCTTGTATTAAAAAATTAATAAAGCAATATCCTGGAATGGTTGCTTCGGCAAAGAGAACAAATAATGAGTTTGCAATAAAATTAGCTGTATAAATGGAACAAAATAGAACAAAGATTAACAAAGAAAGATTATTAAAAGCTTTAGAGTCAAGCTTGGGAGTTGTTACAACGGCTTTAAAAGCAGCGGGTTTATCAAGAACGAACTTTTATAAATGGCTTAAAGAGGATGAGGATTTTAAGGCAAAAGTAGAAGAGATAGAAAGCGTACAACAGGATTTTATTAAATCTAAATATTATGAATGCGTAAAAGATAAAGTTCCCGCTGT